AGTTACTGAAACAGTATCGAACTCGTTAGTGGAGTAGTTNTTCTCNGCTTTATTAAAAGCTCTTNGGATANACTCCNCTAAGTTCAACCATTGAAATCGGTTTCATCTGCCCATTCAATTCTAAAATTTCTACTTTAGACTTAAAGGATCCTGGTGTGTTTAAAAATGTAGAGGTCATCTCCCCAGTAGTCGGATCATAAATAGTTTGAAAGTATTTGTATAACTGCCATCCAGCCTTAGTGGCTAGTAAGTTATCAAAAGTTACCTCAAGCTCTCCATAAGAAGGTCTACCTGGATAGTACACAACATCGTTCACTCTGCTAACAGGAATGTCTTCCACAGATACTTGCATCCCATTAACTTGTTTAGCAGCCAAAGTTAGTGGCTTACTAAAACCTAACGGGACCTCTACCTCCGCTGGAGGATAAAAAGTTATCTCCCATTGATAAGCTCTGATGGAATCTAAATCTTGAGAAACCACGGGAAGACCTTTTGTTTGATTTAGGTCTCTGTTTAATGCTTGTGAAGCGTAATAAGAACTTTTAGCCATAGTTTAATCCTCTATATCTGTGCTGATTGGTTAGTTAAGTTAAGTTCAAAGACCACCACTTCAGCAGTCTTCGTAGGTTTAAGGAGAACCTTGCACCACATTTCATTTCTATCCACCCTAACAGCGGTATTAGTAGTTTCGTCACAAATTACTTTGTAATCCACCAAGCCTCTTCTTCTACGAATGTCATCCATAAGAGGGTCTACCACNCCAACTATCTTTTCCCAAGTAGTGGAATCATTAGGTTCNAANACNAATCTTCTAGTAGAAGAAAGAAGAATTTTTCTAACTTGAATTAATAATCTTCTTACATTAACTCTATCAAGAGCAGTAGAATCTCTTTGAGCAGTTCGTTGCCCGAATATCATTATACCTTGTTGTGGGAAATTAACTATCGGGTTTATAATATTTCCACCACTATACATGGAGTCTCTATCACCCTGGTTAACACTCACTTCCACATCAGTTGGCTTAGTAAGAGATCCACGCACAACACCAGCAGGAGCGAACCAAGGATCCCCAACCTCATCGGTGTAAGCCATTTGTCTTACAGCATAGATAGCAGGGTCATACCAACGATCTTTAGCTGCAAAATTATCGTATGTCTGCACCCAGGGCCAGTAAACAGCAGCGTAGTTACTCGCTATAGCCGCAGTCCTCTCACTTGATTGCCCATTAGACCAATCAATAGCTTGTTGAACAGTAGCTAACCCATAAGGAGGAGCCACCACAGCCAAGAAGTTTTGTGAAGATTCAGCCAAAGTTATTAACGCATTTTGAACTGTTTCCGATGCAACACCTGGGATAATCCCCATAGAGATATTTAAAGTGTCATCGTCAAGAGCATAAAGACCAGTTTTAGTCGCAACTGCCCCAATAAGAATAGAATCAGTTTCAGCCCCAGCAGTACCCCCAGCTAAGGAATAAGTACCTTGGACTGGTTTAATAAATCTAGCATTTATGCTTGTTTGGGCTACACTATTAGCGTCTTGCCCATGAAAAGTTCCAGCAACAAAAGAAGCAAGTTGAGATTGGAAGGTAGTTAGTTCAGTAACGGTAGCGTCTAGATCAGCGGCAGCAAAGTAAGCCTTTACATATTGTGATTTAAGATCAGTAGCTCCTGTATTAATCATGTTCTCTGCAAAATTGCCAGAAGCTAATAGAGAAATTTTATAAGATTCAGCAACATTACCCTCTCTGTTAATCTGAAGATTAACATTTTCTCCTCCAGTCTTTAGGACTTGAGCAGAATACCCACTAGTAGAACCGTCAGATTTAGTACCTTCATTGTACCCAATTCCTGGATATAAACTTTGGACACTGTAGGAAGCTCCATTAGCTCCAGTAGTTTCTAAGGATATTCCATATGAAGTGATAGAGGACGCAGCAAGACCAGAGGTTGNTCCNTNNGAATCAACACCTCCCAGTACAGGCCACCCATCAGCCATTGTTCTACCTGACCCACTAAACGCTGACGCTGTAAGAATAACTCCAGAACCAGAATACCCTGCTGTCACCCAAGTAGAAGACAAGTCAGTACCATCATAATAAGCTCCAGCCGCAGCACCATCTAAGGATCCACCGATTATTTTCTTAAGTGCGTAAGCTGCTTTGTTTCCACCACCACCAGACGCAACCGTTCCAACAGGAATATCAAACTGTTTAGGGGTATTAAATACATTAACTCCATCAACTGCTATTTGAACATCCAAGTAAAGAGAACTAACAGAAGACATACCAGNATCAAGGGTCATACCTATGTGGGAGGGTTGAGTGCCATCACCCTCAACCCCATAAGCACTAACCATAAAAGAAGGGCAAGAGCCAAGAGTCACATACGAAGACGCATCAGCAGCAGCGGTATCAGCAGCCCTCACAAAGTACATAGAGTTAGTAGCCTCTAAAATCTCTAGAGACCCTTCTAAACCCTGACCAGTGAGTTGTTCTGTAGGACTACCAAAGGACTGTATTAACCCTTCTTGAGAAGTAATTAAAGTAGCATCATTGATAGGACCTTGGTTAGCAAATCCTACTACCCCTACCACAGAAGGGTTCACCGATGTAGGATAATTGCTTAAATCCTTCTCAACAACATATACTCCAGGACTTACAAAGTTAGCCATTATTTATATCCCTATGCATTAGTAATTTTTAAAACTCTTCTTTTCGCTAAGTTTTTAACGGTATTTGTCAAAGCAGAGTCTGGAACTGCAATAAATTCTCTGGGGGAAAGCCACCGTCCAACTGGTCCTGTAGGACCTTTGATGATTATGTGTATCCCTGTGTAAGAATCATTTTTAATTACTTTCATAAGTATTCTCCTATCTGTATTTATCCACTGTAGCAAATTTAAGTGTATTATTTTTTTAAGAAACCCATACCTCAGACGCTATCTTTTCTATCCTGCCTGTAGAGGTAACCTTAAATCTTGGGCTAGGTATATAAAGTTCAGCCTCCACTGCAAAAGATTTCCTCAAAAGCCTATCCTCTCTATCCCCATCCACCAAAGTACTACTAGTACTCTCATCCTTAAGAAAGACCTTTAAGTTATCTGTAAAAGGAGTAATTAGTTTTAGGCTGGGGTTAAACTTTACTCGTATATTTTGAGATATTTGATCCATATCTTCCATATACTTTGTCCATAAATTAACAGAATAGGTTATAGTAACTGGGACATCTGCCCTGGATATAACCCTTTCTGACCTTTGTATGTCATCATTCCATACTGAAGATTGGATTAGTATATTATCGTACCTCCTCTTACCCTCATCACTCTTAGCTCCTGACTGATGAACCGTAAGGATAGGAAGTATCATAGTATTCTCTTGAAATTTTTTAGCTACTGCTCTTTCAGGAGCAGAATGGGTAGCCTTTACCCTTATTAACTTATTCTCTCCATCCAGATAATGTAGGGTGCCAAAGGCACTTATTAAAGATCTAATAACTTCTTTGTACACAAAAGGGGATAATGTAGAGTTCTTAGTAGCTTCTAAAATAAAGCTATTCCAAATACTATTAGGGGATCTCCCCGCAGGGGTAGTAGGCTCCCCCATATTCTCTGATAAAGAGAATAACACCTCAGGTATCTCCTTACCCGTGTATACATCTTCTCTACTCGTCAATGTTTATATACCCCCCTAAATCAGGACTTCTCTCAGGAAGATCATCGTTATGTATGCTCTCCGTATCACGAAGGAGTCTAGCTGAACAAGCCATGTGGAAAACCCCATATAGCTCAAAGCTATCCTCCTGAACCTCATAAACCTCATATTTTTGGTTCTGGAATCGAGGCTGGATGATGTCCCCAGCCTTGGGTCTCTCATGTAGTCTTTGTTCAATAGAGGACTTATTAAAGATGAAAATCTGCTCATTTTTAAGCTCTAATCCGAACTCTGAGAGGGTCTCCTCCAGAACTGTAGGATTGTAGTGACCATATACTAGAATAGGATCCACATCCATAACTTTATTCCTAGTTTCCATATAAGTTGGATCATAGTCTTCATTCATACGAAACTTATAATAATAAAGTTCTGATCCACCAAGTCTAATAATCTCATCATCTACCAAGTTAAATAAGTTAATATCGTTATTGGTTTGATCAAATAAACTAAGCTCTGTCCCCCCCAAAAGATCTGGGAGGGGTGGCATTGGTGTGGTTACTCTATATTTTTCAGACATTAGTAAGTACTAAACTTCGGAGGTTCTTCAAGCTCCGTTATTAACTCTTGCTGTAGGAGTTCTTTTTCTTGCATCCCTTCTTGTATTAATGCTTGTCCATTCATCTGGGCACCCCCAGCAGGACCAGGAATTACAGCATACTTACTCCTAATCTCTCCAAGCAACACTTTAGAACAAGCAAGAGCATATTTTTGGATCCAATTTAGAAATACAGGAGGCATAGTTTCTGTATTTAAATATCTATACTGAATAATAACTTCCTCTGGGGTAACAGAGGGGGGAGGATAAAGCTGAAGATACTGCCCACCTATAACATCCCAGGTTCCATCTTGTCCAAGTATCTTTCTAGTCATCTCCATAGTGGATTGCAGAAGATAATAATCACCTATACTAAAGTTATTAAAAAGATAATTATCCTGGAAATACTTGAGGAAAAAGTCAAATTCCAGCGTACCTGCCTGAGCTTGAATACTTAGTAAAGACTTCTTGTACACTACATTATAAAGATTCTTAATCACCCAGGAGGGAAGCTTGTACATATTAATACCAGCAGACGCATCGAATACAGCCATTTGATTAGACCAATATGGGGCATGGTAGTCTAATTTAGTAATGGACTCATCAATACAAGTTTTAATTTGGTAAGGGGTAAGCTCAACTCTTACGATGGGATGACCCATTCTAGCTAATACAAAACTATTAACGGTTTCTTCAAAATCATTAAATTCTACAGCATTTTGATCAGTAGTTTTATTAAGTGTATCGGTTTCAATTAATCCCAGGGGCTTATTTCCTAACATATTGTCAGATATAGGTGCCTTCGCCCCTGAATTTCCCCAACCTCGCATTATAGGATTACCTATCGTTGCCATCGTCTATAGTCTCCTTAGGTTTTTTCTTCTTTGCATACTTTCTTTTAGCTAGAGGAGGAATAGGCTCCTTAATTTTTTCATTAATTAATTTTAGATATGGATGTTCTATGCTTATACTAGACGATATTACTTGTTGAGGTCTTATCTCAAGTATATCGGGACCAGAATAAACCAACATCTTAAACCTGCATGTGCTTTTATAAGTATACATTTCCTACTTTATATAGCCCTAATACAAAAATAGAGTGGAGAGTTTTTCATCTCCACTCTATGTTAATTAGCTAAGTAGTTATTTAGACATCACTAGCAGCGTTCTCAAGCCAACCACCAAACAGGCCCTGAGGACCAGCAAAGCGAATAACACGATAGAATCTAGACTCAGGCGTAATAGCAGCTTTGCCATAACGAGTGATCAGACCTTTTCTAGGCTGGAAGGTGTTGGGATCAACAACTTTCGGCAGACCCTGGAGAGGAATGTACGGAGCGTACACATAACCAGCGTCCATAGGACTAGAACCTTTGTAACCCATGAGGATTTCGTCCTCAGGATACAGAGGATCAACATACAAGTCGTAACGACCCATGAACTTACCTACATAAGAAATACCATTCTTACCCATGTTGGTAGGTCCATCAGACTTATCAATGCCACCCTGAAGTCTAGCGGAAGACTCAAGAAGAGATGCAATCACAGGAGCGCAGAGAATCCAGTTACCAGGACCACGATGAGTAGTCTTGTAAATACTTTGAGAAGCAATGTTAATCAAAGCAAGTAAGTTAGCATAAACATCTCCAGCATGACGAGGAGCAAAGTTCAAA